ATGTTATATCCCATTGCTATTGATAAAGGCGATTCATCCTTCGGCGTTCGCGTACCGGATATTCCCGGCTGCTTTTCTGGTGGTGATAACTACCAGGACGCAATCGAGAGTGTACGTGAAGCGATCGACGCACATATAGAATTACTGGTGGAAGATGGCGAAGCAGTACCTGAAGCCACCAGTGTGGAAAACTGGCTGGACGATCCTGACTATGCTGGTGTGGTATGGGCGCTGGTGGATGTGGATGTTACGCGATTGATGGGGAAAGCTGAAAAAATCAATGTTACTCTTCCCTCTTTACTGATCCGACGTATCGACCAGTTTGTCGCTGCACACCCTGAGTACGGTAGCCGCTCCGGCTTTCTGTCCCGTGTGGCGGCTGATAAGGTGATAGGACGAGAAAAACGATAAGCCTCGCAAGAGGCTTTATGCGTAGTAAATCCACTATAAAATAAGGACATCTTCTCAATGACTGCCCCTTTCTTGTTAAGCGTTATAATCCCTTGCTACAACTGCCAGGATTATATTTATGAATGCTTGCAATCTGTATACTGCCAAATCGATGATAGTGTTGAAATCATTGTAATCAATGATGGTTCAACAGATAATTCTCTTAAAGAGATAGAACTATTTATAAACAAAAGCAAAAAGAACACTATTAAATTAATCACTCAAATAAACCAAGGGGTATCCTCTGCCAGAAACACAGGTATCGACGCATCCTCCGGGAAATATTTGGCATTTCTGGACGGAGATGACCTTTGGGACTCATCCTTCTGGGAAAAAATCAGACCGACACTAGAACTCAATGATGTCGATTTAGTTGAGTTTAACGCGAACAGATTTTACGATGGATGTAAGGAGAAAATAACACCTGTATCAATCGTATCAGCAAACGAACTTTTAACAATAAATTCAGTAAGTGACTTGCGAGAAACATTTTTAAAAAGCGAATGGTTCCCCTGGGCCAGAGTTTACAAAAGGTTTCTATTCGATACATTGCGATTTCCAGTTGGCAGACATTACGAAGATATAGCTCTAATACCAAAGACATATCTTTCATCAAAGAGGGTCAAACGTATGACCGATGTGCTTGTTTTATATCGAGTCAGACAGGAAAGTATAACTAACACCCCAAAGAAAGGTGATATCGATGACATAGTATATGCTTTGGGAGTTTTTAACGAATTACTTAACACAAAATGTAAGGGCGAGATTGAAACTATAGCCCCCTCCGTCCACTTGACATTTAGTCTGGCAAGAAGAATAAGCTCAAGTGTTCATGGCTATTGCTCCTTTAACAAAGATCAAATTCACGATATAAAAAAAGCGATAAATCCATTTCTAAGCACACAAAAAACGAGCAAGAAAATTAAATTCTTTTTTATTCGAGAATATTGCCTCATAAAAAAAATCAAATATAAGCTTAGAACTTATCGGGCAAAAGCATAAAAACGCGCTGCCTATGATTGGCAGCTTTTCTAACAGCATCCGACATATCCCCAGGCCCAAAACGCATAATGCCCTCGCGCGCCAATATCTCATCAGGCTGGTTGTTCATGCCACTTAATATCCGGTGCGTCATCTGGAGTGATGCGATTAATTAACACGCGATACTTTTTCCACTCAATCAAAAGAGCAGATTCTTCTTCTGTTGCAATACCAAGATCAACAGCATCCTGTAAAGGTGCAATTTTTGATGATGCCAGAGCAAGAAGGCTCTCTTTCTGCTGTGTAGCCTGAGCTACCAGTGCCAGTTTTTCTGCCTCTGCATCATGCGCCCATGCTTTACCATCCCACTTAACATACGAACCATCCGGGGCAACTGAAACAACACCATCAGGCAGATTACCCAGCTTGTTAATTGCGATGGCCTGCCCTGTGTGGATGTCGTAAACGGTTTTTCCTCGGTGGTCTTCGACAAGCCCCCATTTACCTGTTTGATCGTCGAACACGGCAACAAAGCCATCCGGCGCATCAGGCGGGGCAATATTAGTGCAATATGCAGGTAAACCCGTATGCGCCGGGATGAAGACATCACCTTTACCGATAAATTCGTTTGTATCTGCGGAAAGATTATAGATGGTAATAATCCGATCCGAACCAGTCATTTTAAACGCCATTATGCAAGCCTCACGATGTAGTTAAATGCGGTGTTTTTTACTGTGTTCTCTGCGTTACCTGCTGCGGAAACTGTAATTGCGTGGCTATGCGCGCCCAGAGTAACGTTATGAGAGTGAGCACCGATGCCTACTGTATGAGAGTGAGCACCGATACCTACTGTATGGGAATGAGCTCCAGAAGAAGATGTCGTTGTAGTGTCAGTATTAATGCCCATTTCCCAGGCACCATTAGCAGGCGCGGTCTTCCATTCAAATTTTGGACCTTTGAATGTATGGGTGTGCGCCCCCGTACTGTTGGTAGTTTTCGTACCATAGTCAAAAGACGACGATGTTTTAGTACCGTAATCGAATGACGTTGTTGCTTTTGTCCCGAGATCAGTATTTGCAGCAGATGCGGGGTGGTTATGCGACTTAATACCATCTTGCTCCAGAGACAGCACTGCACGACCACTGGCAGGTTTACCCTTGATGGTTTGCCCACGCATATCGGGAATAACGCCTGATGGATACGCAGCGCCAAGCAACGGATACGCATTTTTATCAAACGTTTGCCCCTGCATTAACGCATAACCTGCAGGAGTCACGTCTGACGGCCAAGGGATGGGGGCACCAACTGGATACGATTCAACTGGTTTGTTAGCAGTGTTATAATCAATGTCCCACCCAACGGTGACTGTTGGCCCCGCGTTCCAATCCTGGCGATAAGCTACCTCACCATGATGAGCATAATAATGCTGAAGCCATGTATTTTCAGAAACGACAACAAATACATAACCATAGCCGTATAAGTAGTTTCCATTCGGGTATTTAGGAAAGTCAGAAACAGTAGCCGTATTTACAACTGCAACACGATACCACCCTGTTTCATTAGCTGAAGCTATTGTCTGACCATCGCGAATAACCCCGCGAACTTCGACTGGAACGCGACCATTAGCATTATCATTCGCCGCTTTTACTGCGGCCGGAGTTGCTGCCTGATTCTCGCTGGTGCTGTTCGTCGCGCTGTTAAGCTGAACAAGCCCTTTTTGTTTTGTCGTCGCATCAACAACGCCGATCGATTCCCGTGACGCCTTCTGTGCTGCTGCCCCCCGCGCTTTAATTTCTTTCAGGTTCTGGTCAATACGCAGAAACAGCCCGTCTCCCGTTGCAACCTCTAAAGTGATATTTGATGTGTCGGATACGGCCAGGCGAAACTGCATATTCACACTGACGCCACCTACCGGCTTATCGATCGTCGGGCAGTTCGCCACAGCATAAAGCTCACCGGCATCAGTCAGCAGACCCACTTCCCGGACAGTAAAGCCTCCTGCGTCCGTTGGCAGCACAATTTTAGCCATTAACTGGTTTGACTGCTCGGGAGAAACAACCAGTTCGGCAATACTGCCCCGGTATGTTTCATTCACCAGCCGGGTTTGCGCCGGGTTGGGCTTAACCAGTTTGCCGTTGCCGTCACCTACCACAAACCAAGACAGAACGATAACAGTGCCGCTGGCCAGCGCTTCCGCTTCCAGCTCTTTACCACGGTTTGTGATAATAGAATAGTAATCAGCCATGTGTTTCCTCGGCAAAAATATCTACATCGATATGTGCTGTCGTCGCACCCGAAATATAAAACGAACCATCCATACCTATATTTGCGATCACATCAATCCGGCTCAGGTAGCTGCGCAGGTTTTTTGCCCGGTCCGTCAGTTGCCGGATCTGGTAATAAAGGGCATCGCTCACCCCCTGATTGCTGTGAACTTCAACCCTGAACGTGTACGGTGCCGCGCGCGGTGTATCCTCCCACCACTCCACAACCGTGGTCGGGAGATTTATGGCGCCCAGCGAGCGGCGAACCGCTCCCGCTGTCCCCCTGTGCTGGTGAACGTAGGGAGCGTCTTTTATCACCTGGCGTTTCTGCGCCTCCGTCCAGCTGTCATCCCAGAAATCAACGGCACTTTCCCACGCAAGCCACGGAAGAAGATGCGCAGGACAGTCGTCAGCATTCTTTACCTTGCGCACCATGTCGGTATCCAGCGCAGTAATCTGTTCTGTTGTGGCCTGTTCCTGTGCCCTTTCTCCCCCGGAAGCGCCGGGCGGCAGCAGGGAACGAAATTTATCAGCCATTGCCGTTTCCCTCTTCTCGCGTAACGTTAATCGCGGTACACCACGGTGCCTTACCGGCTTCAGCCTCCAGATCTACGACCGGGGAAATCAGTTTCACCCTGACAACACCGGACTGTTGCAGCGCGGCATAGATTGCTGAAAGCGGGACGACGGCTTTTATTCGGTGAGAAAGGATGGTGTAGGCTCGCAAAACATCAGTCGCATTCTTCAGAACAGTCTGCGCGTCAGGGCCGTCCGGTATTTCAAGTTCGGCAGTCACTGCATACCTGACGATCTCCGCACTTTTAACGGTCACAAAGTCAGTCAGCGGCCGGACTTCATCAGCGCTCAGATTGCTCCTGACAGCATCCAGCAATGTTTCCCCCGCCGTGCCGTCTCCTGTTCGCGACAGAACGTACACATCCACTTCACCGGGACGGTTGTGGGTATCCGGCCCGTAGGCATCCGCGTCCAGCACATCGTTATCGGCCGATTTGGCATGAAAGCGGTACGCGTTGCGCGCGCCGGCAGTGTTCAGCTGCGCCCACGAAAGCTGGATACGCTCGCGAAAAGCGTCATCACTTTCATAGACAGGTTCGACAGGCGGTACCGCATCCGGATCGCCGGGGTCAATCACCAGGCGGGAAACGTTGAAGGCCGCCCCCAGCTGGTCGAGATCGGCCCCTCTGGAGCTGGCAAGGAAAACAGCCCTTACCGCGTCGTTGACACGCTGAAACGCCAGCGTCAGCTGGTAGGCATTGATTTCCCCCTGTTTATACGCCGGGTCAGATTCGACCAGTGCGTCGAATTCCGGATCCAGTTCACGCAGGCGCGCCAGCCAGCGGGTAAAAATATCGGCGGCATCCGGTACCACAATCGCATCCGGTACCGCCAGCGCGGACAGGTTAATTACGTCGTAACTGCTTGCCATAAATCTGTATGCCTCCGGTGCTGACGGGAAGATTATTCTCTTTGTTGATCCCCTCGATATCGACAACACACCCTGTTTCATCGGCCGGGAAAGTGACCATCACACGCGTAACCCGTAATCTGGGCTCCCAGCGTGCCAGTGCTGAAGCCGTGGCCGCGATAATCCGCAGTCGGGTAAGATCGTCGCGAGGGTTGTCCACCAGCGAAAACAGGTCACTGCCGTAATCACGAACCAGCACACGGCTGCCGAGCGGCGTGGAAAGGATATCGCTGACGGACTGGCGCAAATGATCGCTGCCGGACAGGCGTTTACCGGTCCGGCTGTTTACACCGTTCATAATGTTTTTCCGTATGAGGATCGCCAGGTGGCGGAGAGTTAACCGAAATAATCCGGGCCGGTTTTATCCTTGCTGCCGGATTTTTTAGAGGATTTGGCAGGCTTGCGAATATCAACCACCAGGTTGTAGGTGTAGCTGAACCCGGCAGGCGTCAGGGAATACACCAGCGATTCCACCACCCAGGCTCGATCTTCCCGTTCGCCAAAGCCGGACGTGGATACGCCGGATTCTGCCGTAAGCGGAACATGTTTCGGGCGGCACGGTCCCGTCAACGTCATTTTCTGCTCATTGCGCCGGGCCTGCGTTTTTTTCGATTTAGCCTGCTGGTCAGCAGTGGCCTTTGCGGGCTGGGTATAGGGATTAGCCATCGAAGGGCCGTCATGATCAACCGTGGTGGTTTTGGTCTTTCCGTCTGCTTCATCGTAATAGCGCACACCGATTTTGCCCGATGACTTACCGCTGCTGCCGGTAGCTTTCCCCGTCGAACTTCCCCGCTCGCCCTCATTGTATGACCAGTTTGAGACTTCCTCGGGAGTGATAACCAGTTTTCCGGTCTGTTCACCTGAGGCATTAGCCGTTACGCCCTGCCGGAGAAAAAGCCAGTACCCGCCGGATGGTTTGCTGACCGCGTTCCAGATCCGGGCCAGTCGGGTCAGCAGGTTGGCATCAGACTCCGCCACCTGATCAACATGGTCAATATGGATATTAGCAAGTTCCGTGGCCACTTTGGGTACCAGCCCATTTTCGGTGGCCACGGTTTTAACCAGATCTGCCAGTCGCAGATTATCCCAGCTTCGGGTCTTCTGGCTTAACACGTCTCCAGGCTGTTTTTGCGCATTCATGGGTGCGGCCGTGGCATAAATTTCAACACGCCGTGGCGGACCACTGCTGCCGATGCCAGATACCACGAACCAGCCCTTATCCACCAGCTGGTCGTTGAAGCCCAGCGCCACGCGTAGCCGTGCGCCTTTTGTCGGCAAAGGGAGGGTTTCTGAGAGTAGCGTGATTTTCAGCTCATCCGCTTTTGCCGTGGCGCCGCCGTAATCGGTCAGCGTCATCTCTGTCAGGCTTTGCTGCAGCGCTCGGGTGATATCTTTTCCCTCCGCGCTGACGCTGAACGCCGGCGCGTATTCCGGTTTAACAATCTGTTCAGTCATATTAATCCCACAGGCTGAAGGCTGAGTTCTGCACCGGCGGTGCCAGATCCGGCAGGGTGATAATCAAACCCGCCGGGTACACTGCGCCGATGTCGGCCAGCCCCGGATTCGCTTCAAGTACCTGTGTCACGGTATAAGACAGGTTTTCCGTGCCGTAACGCGCTGCGCACACGGCATCCAGCACGTCGCCGTCACGGGTTTGATATGTCGTCGGCATAATGTTTCAGCGTCATCGTCCAGTTTTTATTTCGGTGGCCGCCACCGGGCAGGAAGCGGTTTGTCGTGTCGGAGAAGTCGACCACCACCCACCAGCCCAGTACATCCCCTTCGCCGCTGACCAGTTGCTGTGGCTTGTTCTGGTCGGCGAGATCGTAGAGATCGTTAACGGCATCCACCCCCTTGCGGAAGAATGCATGAGATTCACCCGCGAGCCGGACGGTTCGCCCCGGCTTGCCGGTATACTGCAGCAGGTCCTGTTTGCCGATGCGCTCCTGCTCGCTCCATCGCCAGCTGGCCTCGCGGGTCAGCTGGTTATACGCCGTGGTATCGATGGAGAAAGCAAAATCGCCCAGCATCATCATCACCCGGGCAGCCTGTGCTCCACGCGCCGCGCCGGCTCCTGCCTGCCCGAAGTCTTCAAAAACCGGAATAATTTCACTCACCAGATTTGCCCTCCGTCCAGCATGCTGCTGTCACCCTTAAAAATGGGGTTGGTTTTCGTTACGTCGACAACCTCATCACCGATCGCCCGTTCGTCCTGTCCCGGTGCACCGTGGATTTCATAGTGAAACTCAAAGCGGCGGTTGTCTGTCAGCTGCCGGGGTGCGGGTGCGGCTTCCTCTGAGTCGAGTTTTTGCAGCAACGTATCCCAGCGGCCGTCATCATCCGCGCGGGTATTCACCCGGCTGACGTCAGCGTTACCGGCAAGCGGGTCGGCAGGCTGTGATGTCGCTGGCGGGAAGGGTGCCAGCAAGGGACCGGGATAATTATCCCATGCCGCCGGACCGGAACCGGGTGCGTCAGGCTGCTGGCGCTCCGGCTTCATGAAACCATCCGGACCAAATAGCGTACCGTTACCCTCCGGGGTCATATACTTATCGAGGGCGGAGTTAAAGGTGTCATCGTCGTTACGGAAAAAACCCCGCGTATCCCGCCAGGATTTTTTCACATCGTCCGGCAGATCCGGCTTTTCCTTCAGCTGCTGGTCAAACCATTCTCCCTGTCCGTTGCTCTGTGCCGTCATGCGGGCGATATCGACCGAGCCCGTCATTGCCAGCGATTTGAGGACATCCCGCTGATCGCTTCGCTCATCCGGTAAAAGCCAGGAAAGTTTTTTCGCCAGCGCATAGGCCACTTTCCCGACGAACACAATGCCCTGGCCGAACGTCAGCACGCCAGGATAAAGGTCATTGCGCAGGAAGCTGACAATCCGCTTTATCCCGCCGCCCTTAAACCACTCCGCCATATCGTCCGTCAGTCGGCGAATGTCCGGCGCAAGCTCATTACCCAGCTGGCCGGAGATTTCTGCCAGAGCCGAGGAGAAAACGGTACGCAGGCTCATGACCGCGCGGTTGCCCTCCATTGCCCCTTCCGCACCCTCTTTCGTGACGAGGTTGTATTTGCGCTGCTCGTCCATCAGATCCCGGTAACTTTTCCCGGACTGCTTCATGAGCATCAGAAGCTTGCTGGCCTCGCCCCCAAACAGTGAATCCAGCGCAAACGAGGCTTTTGATTCATCCTGCAGGCTGAGCGCGCGCTCGACTATTTTCTCAAACTGCGCCATGTCGCTGAGCCCGGCAAAATCGCCAGCCTTAAATCCCAGGGTTTCAAACGCATCCTGCAGCGATCCCTGTTTGCCGTTCTGCTTGTACTCCCCCGCCTTGTGCAGATACTCCTCGAACAGATCGCCGATGTTCTCCCCGTTCATGTCGTACTGTTTTGCGAGCGTGTCCCAGGCATCAAACGTCGGGATGTCAACACCATAGCTTTTCGCCACACCGGCACGCCGGGCCGTCTCCGCGTTGGTGGCCGCCGGGGCAATCAGGGTGCCCAGCGCGGAAGCCACCACCCCGCCGCCGCCGATCGCCAGCCCCGGCGCCACCATGCCGCCAAGCTGACCGGCGATACCCAGCCCACGGCGAAACAGACCTTTACCGGCTCCCTTGAATGCCGCCAGTCGCTGTGCCTTCTGCATCTGCTGGTTCAGCTTCTGCTGCTCGGATTCCGTTTTACGAATTTCACGCGAAACGTCACTGTAACGCCGTTTAAGGTCGCCAAGACTTTGCCCGGCGAGCTTTGCCCGCTTGATTTCCGCCGCGAGCTTAGCCTGGTCTTTCGTCAGCTTTTCTGACTGCTTACCGACGTCCTTCAGGCTCTTTTGCAGACCGTTCGCTGAACGGCTCCACGAGCTGTCGATATTGCCGCCAAAGGTAATAACGGCCTTAAGGTTCTGGCTTAGTCCGGCCACGATTTACCGCCTCCACTTCATCGGTGAGAAAGTCCGAAAACACGCTGAACGGCATATCCAGGTATTCCGTCATGGGAAAATGCAGGCGCCGCCCGAGAAAACGTATCGCCCGGATCAGGCCTCTTTCGGACGCTCCCCGGGCGGGAGCATAAAAACATTAAACGCGTCCAGCAGCTGCGCATAATCTGCCGCCGTCAGCTTCCAGATATCCTGCTCACCGAGGTTGCACAGCAGCGCAATCATGCGCGCCTCTTTTTCTTCTTCGCTGCCGCGATCCTTGGAAAAAGCAATACGATCACGAACGAGCGGCTCGCGGATCGTCACCTGATCGAGCAGTCCGCCGTTCTCAAGGGGAACGGGGGAATACAGTTTGATGACGCGGGTTTCTCCAGGAAAAGACATGTTTATCTCCTTAAAAAACGGCCCGAAGGCCGTTATCAGAGTATTTGAAATTAAAGGCGAACTTTTGCCGCAAGGCCAGACAGCACATCCACACCATTCACCCGCCGCGCGAAGCGCTCGGTATCGATGACAAAAAGCTCCCGACCGTCTTTGGTCTGGCGGTAATAGCTCACGGCGATATCCACCGTGATCGCGTTTTCAGACAGGCTGTCTTTGCCCCGCGCATCCGGCGTGACGGTCTGCACAAAGCCTTCGATTTCCTCGATGGTGCCAAGCGCGGTACCGTTCGCCAGATAGCCCTGATAGGCCGTAAAGCGCGGGCGGCTGCCGCTGACAAACCCAAAGGCGGTCAGCATGTCCGTATCGATACCGTAGAATTTCAGCTGGCAGGTCAGGGCCTCCATGCCGTCATCCACGGGAGAAGGTGCATCCTGCGCGCCGGTGCGCAGATCGGTTTTGACGATGGACAACGTCGGCGGCGTGAATTCATGCGCGCCCTGAATGCGGATCCCCTGCCGGAAGAAGGTCCAGACGCGTAACGTGTTTTTTTCGCTCATGCTGCCAGCATCTCCTCAAGCGCGTAGTTGTTATTCACCCGGACACGCAGGCTGATAAGCTCAGTCGGCGATTTCGGACCGAAGTCATAGTTGATGTACAGCACGCCCGCCGCCATGCTCTCTGCGGTGTTCAGCTCCTCATCCAGCCAGGCGCGGCCACCAAAAATAGCACCGAGCCCGACCAGCTGGCGCATATAGGCATTGATGGTGCCAATGATGTCGTCGGCGTTTTCACGGTCAAGCGGACGGTCAACGTACTCCAGCATCGTCTCCTGAATGCTGTCCTCGATGACGTCAGCGGTACGGCGGACCGATTCAAAACGCCACTGCGGGTTGGTACCACACAGACGGTTGCCCCAGTGCTTAAACCCGGCCCGACGGATTATGGTGGAGACGTTCTGCATATTAAGCAGGTTGGCGTCGCAGTTTTCATCGCCGAGAATGAACTCGTCGATCTGCTCCACGCCGAGGATATTGTTGATGTCCTGGTTGGACTTACTCCACCACCAGCCCTTCTCAAAGTCGATGCGGGCACGCAGCCCCGCCGCGAAGGCAGAATACGGTCGGTAGACCAGCTGGCCGTCGGCGTTACTGACCTGCACGCGCGGGCGCAGCAGCTCGGTGCGCAGGCCGTAGGACTGACGGCGCTGCACCACCTCCTGCAGCGTGGCACCCGCAGCGCAGTCAACATACGCCACCGCCCGCAGCTTGCCCGCAACGGTCTCCAGCGCCTTGCCCACGGCATCATCTTCACTGAAACCCGGTGCTATCACGATACGGGGTTGATACGTCGTCACCGATTTAGCAGATGACAGCGCACCAATCCCGGCCAGCACCGCCGCCCGTTGTTTTGCTGCGTCAGCATCTTCGGCGACACGGATCACAACCGTCAGGGCATTTCGCTGGTCGTTGATTTCGGTCAGCGCCGGTTTCAGCGTGCCCTTATCACCCAGGCGGGACAGCATCGTGGTACCGACAATTGCCACCGGCATATTCAGCGGGAACGGCTCATCCTCTCCACCGGACAACTGCAGGCTGAACGGCGTGACAATACCGCTGCCGCTACCCTTAGCCGTCATCTTCACATCCGCCACCGCGTCGACGGCAGCAGCAACGTCTGCCGGGGTTGCCGTCAGTTTTCCGGTGTCATCACAACCCAGAGTGATGGACAGCGTTAAAGCCGTTGCGTCCCACACAGCCGTCGTATCCACCGCGGCGGGATTTTCTGCATCAGGAACACCGGCTACCGCCTCAACCAGCAGGACATTGCCCGCCCTGCCGGCGATCGTCGCGGCAAACTCCACAACGTTATCCAGAATGGGCGTCCCGACGGTACCCGCGGCCGGTGTCCCGGCTGAGGCATCCGGCGCGGTACCCACCAGACCGATAATGGCCGTCTGGATTGTCGTGACCGCGACCGTACCGGATGTCAGTTCGATCGTTTCCACACCATGTAAATTCGCCATTCATTTTCTCCAGGCATAAAAAAACCTGCCGCGGCAGGTCACATTTTTTGAGTGGGGGGATTTGTGGTACCACCGCCGTCACCATTTTCTTTATGGTTATGGCCGTTGTAGGTTTCGCGGATCCCGCTCATTTTCCCGGTACCGTCCGAAATCTCCTTTGTTGCACCGATATTTCCGGCCACGTTCATGTCGGCGTTTATCTGCGTTTTCCCCTGCACGGTCAGGGTATTGGTGATTTCCACCGGACCGTCCAGCGTGCCTTTTCCGATAATTTTGTAGCTCCCGCCCTCAACCAGGGTGATGGTCAGGGCATGCGCAGCACGGTCATAGCGGATCTCGGTACCGTCGCCGTAACGGGTGATATGCTCGCTGTCGCTGCCCTCCGGCACCGGCAGACCGCCGGTATTCCAGCCGGGAAACACCCGGCCATTATTCAGCTCGCCCGCCTCCGACAGTACCGTGACCGCATCCCCGACCGCATACGGATTGGAGTCAGCCCGGTTAGCACCCGAAAAGCCCTGGCAGAGCGGCAGCCAGGTGGTGGTGATGTCGCCCAGGTCCACCCGGCACTTCGGTATACCGTCATGCTTAACGGAATGAATAACCCCGCGCCGGACAATATTCGCCAGGCGGCGTTGTAAATCGCCCTCAATATCACTCATCGGGTTTGGCCTCGTATATCAGCTGGTAGTTGTCCACATGCGTGCGCCCGATATCCGGCGCCTTACCAAGCCAGACGGCATTCAGCGGGGCATTGATCTGCGCAAACGGATCCGCACCAAAGGCCGCGGACTGAGTGAAGGAAATACGCCAGACCAGATAATCATCCATGCGCGGATCAAACTCATCGCGTGACGCATCGATAAACACGGCAGGCTCCAGACTGGTCAGGCCGAACAGCTGGCCATCAATCCACTGGGTGATATCTGCGGCCGCCGTGCGCAGGAAAATTTCCGGCCGGCTGACACCCGCGCCGGCCGCATCCACCACTACGAACAAATCGCAGGACAAATTAACGTTGAGCTGCCCCTCGTTGCCCCCGCCCTGCTCCCAGCCGTTAATGGAGAAATACACCGCCGGCGTTGTCAGCCCGGTAAAGCGGGGGACATTTTTTTCCGGATAGGCATCGGCGTCACGCACCCAGTCAATTTTTCTCAGTGCGCCGGTGACAGCATCGTGATACTGCCCCAGCAGCAATGGCTCGGCCATGGTTAACCTCAGACAGAAATACGGGCTTTCACTCGCCCGCGCAGATCGGTTTCAAAGTGATGCATGAAAATCTCCATCGCCTCGGCAAAGGCGTTATCTTCGATGTAGTTCAGCATCGGCTCATAAATATCAATTTCCGCTTCGCGGGTCCGCCGGGTGTCAGGATCGCGAATAATCACCGTCCGCCTGTTTTCCCGACGGGATCGCGCCACCTCCCCGTTTTCATACGTGCGCGGTGAAAGCAAGCTGCCCTTTGGGGTAAAGCCCGCGTTTTCCGCCTGGCGCCGCGCCTTAATAAACCGTCCGGTGGATTTATCCCGCCGGGTATGGTGTGGCCTCAACCGCCCGTTAATCCGGCCTTTCAGGTCTTTGACCTTGATGGCATTGAGACCAAACCAGAGACGAAAATTATCCAGTTTCGACTGAGAACTACGATCAAGGCGAAAGGAAAGCAGACGCCGGCGCACCATATCCAGGCTGCGCGGCGCCAGACCGTCCTTCATGTCAGCAACCGCTTTCTTACGCAGCGTGGCGGCGGTGCGTTTCAGCGCGCGGGAATACGCCGCCCGAAACTGCTTATGGGTGGCACCAATGTGCTCCGCGATCCGCCAGATGGCATCCACATCGATATCGACGGGTAAATCCCGTCGCAGTCTGGATTCACGCGCCATATCAGCTCCACTTGTTGATATCCGGCTGCACCTTACCCGGTGCGCCATACGCCAGCGTGACGCGGGTGCGGCCTTCTTCATCAGCCCCGACGTGCGTCACACGATAGGCCGTGCCGTTGATTTCCACACAGTGATGTTTCTCAAGCCCGGCGATATCGGCCGTCATCGCGCTGAAGGCCGGGGCATGGTTCTGGATTTCTCCGCCCCCCGACACGCTGACAGGCGCGTCCGGCGATTCGAAAATCACCGTGACGGGCCGCTGCTCATCACCGACAGAAATAATGGCCGGAACCTCTTCGGCAAATGCCCGGTCTATCCGGGCATCCGCTCTCGCCAGACGTTCACGGAAGCGGTTCATCAGTAGCCAAGCCGTACAGGAACGAACTCATCATCAGCCGCAGCCTCAGCCCAGGCCGTACCCGCCAGAGGGTTCGGCGCAGCCTCCTCACCCGCTTCCGCAGTCAGTTTACCGTCTGCCAGATACAGTTTCTGACCAACAGCGACCACTTCAGCCGCCTTTGGCAGTACGAATACGCCTGTGGTATGCAGTACGCCCCACAATCCTGCCGGGATATCATCGTGAGCTACGCCCACCAGCGCCCCTGAAAGTACGGCTTCACCTGAATGAATATCTGCCGCACCGGTATTATGAAAATCAAGAGTGTTGCCATCCTGCTGATAGTTCTTCGCCATTTTTCTCTCCAGATGAAAAGGAGCAGCACGCGCTGCTCCGTAATAAAAAAACCGTCAGAAGACGGTCGTTTATTTTTTGGTGACTTTAACCATGCCGCGCCAGTCAAGCGGCGCCACCCCCGCATCGATGCGCACCTTGAATGCGGCACCGTCCACGGTGAAGCCCTGCTGCTGCTCAAGATACGGGGTATCAATACCATCCAGATACGCCACCTCAATGGTGTCGCGCCCCTGCGCAGCGGTCAGGTAATAATCCGTCGGGCTGCTGTCATCCAGGCGGGCCTCAGAGGCCACTGTCACAAAGTTCTGGATCGGGTTAACGATACCGCTGTTCGCGTCCGCGCCCGGTACACTTGCGGATTTAATCAACTGGTTAGCCCGGGACTCAATTGCCACTGGCGTCAGCATGTAGGCAGGACGAATGTTCAGACGGCGATCGCCGGATTTTTGTAGCAGCATCGCTTTACGCGCAGTATCCAGCCCTTCGATACTCAGATCAGCCGCCACCAGGTTGCCGTGATCGGCGTGGAACAACGGCTTGCCGTCCGACATTTTCGGGTTGCTGGTCAGCACCGCCCACACCAGATCGCCCACGGTGGCACGCGCGGCAAGCCCCATTGCCTGCGGGATACGCGTCAGCATATCCAGGTCGTCGTTGATGATAGTCTGGCGGTCAATGCTGAAAAGCTCACCATAGGTGGCCAGTGCAATCGGCTCACCGCGATCTTTAATGGTGACATATTTATATTCCGCCCCGGCGCGAACCTTACGCAGCGATGCAAGTGATTCCAGACCGACGCGGTGCGCGGTTTTGAAATCGGTCAGCGTGCCTTTACGGGTCCACTGTTCAAATGTCTCGCTGGCCTCATCCCAGCCCAGCAGTGCAGCCTTGTGCGCCACATCCATCAGGATATTGCCGAAATCGCTGCTGCTGTGGGTGAACGCCAGCCCGACCATCGCCTGCGCTGTACCGGCACCTGAAATACCAATGCCGCGATCCACCAGCGAGGCGCGCGCCAGCTCACGCAGGGTATAACCGTTATAAGCGTTATCCTTTTCAGCCTGCGCATAGCCTGCGCGGTTCATTACCGCAGCACGGATGGAATCACCGACAAGATTGCCGTTACCGGCATAAAGATGAATGGCGCCCGGGCCCGCACTCGGGGTTGTCCCTGCGGCAAGCGCCTGCAACAGTTTGTCACGGGCTTTTTCAGCCGTGCAGGAAAAGTCGGCAAGGCATTCAGCCTTCAGCGTCGCGAAGGTCGGGAACGCCTCAAAGACAGCGGAAACCGTATTCACGCGTTCCGCGTTTGCCGTCTGCATCTGCTGCTGTAGTTGCTGAGCCAGCGCGGTGATATCGATGTTTGTCATCTGCGGCGCGGGCTGTTGTGGTGCCGGCTGGGTCTGGTTTGCCTGCACTGGTGCGGGCTGCTGAACCGGAGCAGGCGGCTGATTCACCGGGGCTTCGGCACGCGGCGTAAAAAGGGTCTTAATCTGTTCAGGCATATTCTGGTAATCCTTCAGTTTATTTTCATTCACACAGGCCGCAGCCTGCAGTTCAGGTTCAAGCGTGTCGGCGAAGCCTTTTTCCACCGCTTCAGCGCCGTTGAGCCAGGTTTCAGCTTTCAGCATTGCTTCCAGCTCTTCCTGTCCAAGCCCGGTCTTGTTCATGTAGGCACTGAGCATCAGCGCTTCATTACGATCCAGCCAGTCGGCATAATCCCGCATATCGTCAGAATCCCCGGCGATACCACCCCACGGTTTATGCACCATAAGCCAGGCGTTTTCCGGCATATGCACCGTGGCGCCAGGCAAACAGACAATCATCGAAGCCATACTGGCCGCCACACCGTCCACCCAGATATCCACTTTCGCTTTCAGCCGCGCCAGGGTGTTATAGATCGCAAACCCCTGCATCACATCGCCGCCGGGACTGTGAATATGCAAATCCACTGCGCTGGCGTCGAAAACACCGGCCTCCTTACAGTCCGTGACAAACTGCTGGGCGGTGATCCCCCAGCCGCCGATCACGTCATAAAGGAAAATCTCCACGCGCCCGGCGGCCAGCGCGCGGATCTCATACCAGCACTGGCCATTTGCGGCATCAACGCCCGCCAGGCTGGCGCGGGGGTTAATCATCATCTTCCGGCTGCTGCCCGGTTTGTTTTGCGGTTGCATCAGGCATAGCTCCTTTGTCGTTGGCGGCATCTGAATCAAACACCAGCCCGTGTTTACGGTTAAATTCGGTTTCGCGCATTCGCTGGCGTTTGACCTCCTGGGGAGACTGACCGCGGGCGCGTATCCATTCTGCTTCGGTTCCCGCGCCGCCACGGACAATCCCCTTCCAGGCGTTGGCCTCTTTCACCGGGTCGATCCACGGCATCACCGGACCGAGATAGGTCGCGTTGAACAACGTCTGGCGGTCCACGTCTGACGGGATATCCATCGTGAGCAGCGCCATCGCCAGCCAGGCGCGATATACCGGGCGACTGTGCTGACCGACAAACCATTGCTGCAGGACGTTGTAGCCTTCCTGCCCCTCCACCAGTTCCTGCCGCTGGGCGCTGTAAGTGCCGTTATAGTCACGGGCAATGCTGGAATAGGTGCCCCGGCTGCCAGCGGCGACGGCACGCAGCTGACCGTTGCGGAATTCATGGAGATGAACGTTCGGGCGGTTTGACTCAACCATCCCGAGATCTTCACCCGGCGCCAGATCGTCAAAAATCATGCCCGGCGCGATATCGAAATGACGGTATTGTTTCTCAGGCCCTTTCCAGTCGTCATCCACTGGAAAACTGGCCGCATCCCCGCGTTTGATATAAAAGCCCAGCGCGGCAGCGATGCGGGCGGCCACACGTTCACTCTCTTCGTAGTCCTTGATATCGCTCAGACGTTTAATCACGCCGTGCAACAGGCTGACGCCGCGCAACTGGTGCAGGCGTCGCCGCTGCGCAAGATGCAGCATGTTTTCTGCCGAAACGGTTTTAAGCTCGGCGCTGAAACGGGCCATGTTCGCCGGGTGATATTTATAGACGCGGTATCCCGTCGGCCTGCCCCAGGCATTGACGATAATGCCCTGCCGCACCTGCTGCCCGGCGACGCTGTTGAGATTCATCGGCACAAAATCGGCTTCAAGAAGTTCAAGCGAAAACGGCACGCTGGTTGAATGGGTCAACCCCGCTACCGGCCCGCGCACCAGCTGGGTAAAAATTTCACCGTCACGCAGCGCAGAGCGCAGGGCCAGCCGCTCGGCTTCCGGCCGCGTGAACATGCCTGTCACCTCCGGGCGCACCGACCATTCGGACCAGAGCGCGGATATCCTGGCTGCAAAATCTTCATGCAGCTTGCCATCCAGCCCCAGCGGCTGCGGCTCCACCTGAATCCCCTGCGCGCCGATTACCCGCTCTTCCAGTTTGTCCAGCAGGCCAATGACGATGTCGTGATCTTCATCCAGCGCCCTTGCCTGCTCGCGCAACGACACGCCAGTGGCAAAGACAGCCGTATCCGCAGAACGGCTTTCCCGTTTTCCTTTATGAAGGCGCGACGGCTGCGCGGCTTCATACGCCTGCAGCAGCATTCTGTTTCGTGCACGCGCAACCGCCCACCCTGGCGCAATGGCGCCAAGTGCTCTGTCAAAAATGCCCATGTGAAGCCTTAAAGAAAGTTAGCGAGTTTGAAAGAACCGCTGCGACGACTCACGGTTTCCCAGCGTTTTTCCCAGTATTCCAGCTCTTTACGCAGCGCTACCGGATCATGGTTAGTAATGGCGCGCCCGTTCACACCAGTGAAAGACACGCTTTTACCATCAAGGGAGTCACGGTAAGCCTGGCGAACCGTAACCAGCATCTGCTGAATTTCTGTTTTCGTCACAGCCAGCCTCCGTTTTCGCTGACACCCAGCCAGCCGCCAGACAGCGTGCTGGCCTGTTCAGTTTCTGAAACCGGAGACGAACGTGCAGGCACCGCTTTTTTCACAGCAATCTCCCTGGGGCGTTCCCCGTCAATAATGTTTGAATTGATATCCTGAGCAGCCGCCCAGGCTGGTGGTTGTTCCCAGTCACGGATTTTTTCGTAGCCGCGCAGGATCGCGACAGCGTGGGCATAACAGAAAAGGTCAAAGGCTTCGTTATTGCCTTTTCCCGGTTTACGCCATTTTCCGTCTGTCCCACGTTCTTCGTAGGTCAGTTCCTCGTAGAACCATTCCCCGAGCCAGTCAGGAAAATGGATATACCCCGCCCGGGCGTTTCACGCTCGAGGTTATTACTGAGCTGGTCTTTAAGCAGGTCTGTCTGCAACAGATAAACCGGAACCTCGCCGCGCGCATCCGCCCGGCGATCGCTTCGGTCAGTGTTATCGGGATGGGTTCTGGTAATGATTTTCTGGCGTTTCGTGCTGTCCCCTTTAATCAGGTAAACCCGTTTACCCAGACCATCACGGCGACACTGACGCCAGAATTTATAGGCGTTATCCGTGACACCATCTTCCCCGCCACTGTCGACCGCCATTGCCAGTACGGGCATCCGCCGCGAAGGAGTGGACTGGAGCGGATACGTTTTTTCCAGCACATCCGTGATCAGCAGCTTCCAGTCTTCAGGATAGGAGCCCGGATGCACTGGCTGAGTTTCGCCATTTTCATCGCAGCGCAGGGACTGGCGGATGTTATAGCGATCCACCAGCCAGCGTTCCCCGTTTTCACCGTAGCCAATGATCTGGACCACAAAGCGGCGTTTCTTCCCGCCCTGTACGTCAACTGACGCCAGCAGGAAACGGACTTTGGGCGGCACCAGCCGTTTACCGTAGTCTTCCGCGCGCAACATTAGCGCATCGGCGCGTCGCTGTTCGCTGGCGGAGCGCGGCAGGTACGGCAGACCCCAGTCGGTGTTGATCACCGCCTTGAGGGTCTCTTCGCTGCCAGTGGCCTCGTACTCCTGCTCCGCGGTCAGCAGCTTATACACCAACTGCGCCCAGGTCTGGTACGCGGCTGCGGGTCCCTCCATCCAGAACGACGCTATGCGCGAACGGCGAGGCTCACCGGAAATATTACCGTTATGGTCAATGCTCTGCCCCTCTCGCAACCAGACCCCCACACCGTTAAGCTCGCGTTTTTTATCCGCAGTGATAATGCTGCTGCAGTGAGGGCAAAGCAGGTGTGCCGCCTCACTGGCTTTAACCGGATCCGGTTCATCCCGGTAGCCGGTCATGGCCTCCATCGCTGGCTGAAAATATTCACCGCAGTGCGGGCACGGCCAGTACCAGCGACGGCGATCGCCACGGTTATACAGTGAAAGTGCGCCAGTTGTTGGCGGTGCCTCATGGGGAGACTTGCGCCGCCATTTACTGTCGCGAATGTCCCGGCCTGGTGAACACTCCACCAGGGTCATACCGGCGGACATAAAGGTGGTGGTACGTTTGGACGCCAAGGTAAAACCGTCACCCTCACCGTCAATATCCTCTGGGAAACGGTCATAATCCGTCAGAGCCACGCATTTAAAATCTGACGAGGACATGATGTTGATGGAGGGCCAGCCAATCTTGAGATAGTTACCGGCCAGAAACGTCCGATCGTGCACGTTGTTGTCGTTCCGCAACGGGCTCAGGCGTTTTGTCACCTCCGGACTAACACGGAAGGTTCGCGCCAGACGCTTTTTTGAGTGTTCCCGCGCTTTCTCCTCCGTCATCTGGACGACCAACATATCCGACGGATCGCAGACGATGTTGTAGACAACCCAGCCATCGACCAGGCCGATCGTTTTACCCGTTCGCGCCGGGCCAACAAACACCACTGCGTCGTATTCACGCATCGCAAGGCAGTTCATCGGCTCAATCACATAAGGGGCAACGGCAGGATCCCACGGAACCGAGTTGCCAGCGCCCATCGGTACGCGCATAAATTTCTGTACTGCCTCAGCCACAGGCATACGGCGAGGAGCTTTGAGAATGGCGGAAGCGTTACGCCTGACTTCCGCTGCCGTGGCCTGTTGCATGACTTACTCCTCTTCTGGCATATCCTCCTGTTCCGGTGAGTCGGCCTGCTCAACTTTGAGGGCGACCTGATCGCGCAGATCGTCAATAACCTGCTGCACCCTGACAACCGCTGCTGGGGTCATCGCGCAATCGCGCTCAAGAATATCGGGTAGCGTTTCCAGTACCTGAACGACGGCTTTCGCCATCGAGGAAAACTCCCTGGTGACCTCAGATGCCGGGATCAGCTCCCCCGTTTCCTGCTGAAACTTGAGGCGTTCACGCTCTGACTGAAACCAGGCCTTACGATCGGGAGGAAGCATTTTGTCAACATCCACCAGGTCCGGTGCTGTGGAGCGCGTGAGTAGTTCCCGAAGAATATCGGTGACGGCATAAAGCTTGAGTTTTGGATTGCTGCCGGGTGCGGGTTGGACATTTGCAAGCTTGCCCGCGACCGTCTGGCGATGCAGATCGGTGATGGCTGCCAGCTGATTGATGTTCAGCCGGAAGTTTTTCAGTTCGTTATCCATGATGGTGAACAAAAAATAAGCATTTCGACATCCTCAAAGTTCTCACGCTCGTAAAATCAATAGGTTAAACGGATGATGATGAAACCCATAAAATGCAAAAAACCAGCCGTTTTCCGCGTGTCCTCGCCCCCTCGGTGTTCAGAATCTCCAGGAGGACCCGCAAAAAATGGGAATTATTATCAAATGAAAGGAGATCACTGCTTGTTTTTCAGAATTCTTAGCGAAACGCCTTAAGTTCTTATTGATAATGGTTATCATTCGCGTTAGTGTGGAGGTGTCGGCTATAGCAGTGGCCGACACATAATCTCTCCTGTTACACCTACGCCGCCCACGGGCGGCCTTTTCGGAGTCGTATGGTCGCGAAAAACAAAAGGCATTGCCAGCGGATCGCTCGTTCATTCTTCAGCCCCAAAGTACCAAAACTAACGCATCCCACCACAAATAAGGCACCAGAGTATGTTTCTGTTTCATCAGAAAACGGCGCTCTGCTAATTCATCTGGTGCCCACAGAAGACAACTAGCGGAAAAATTGCGAGGGGTCTGTTCATTGGTGAGAACAATAAAAAAACCGCCCTGAGGCGGTTTAAAATGATTTCCAATCCTCAGTTTGATACATCGCCATTCAGCCGGGCGAATAAAATATTTCTCATCACATCTGAACCTGTCGGCTCAAGGTTCAGCCATGTCAGTTTTTGTTGCTCAGATGTAATATCATATTCAGAGAAGACACCGTGGATATCTCCTTTATCTACAGAATAAAGGATAGCTATTGATTGCGCAGGGCAGTTATGAGGCTTGCAGCCAGATAAGGCGAGATACTTACGCCCATCAATGGTTATTTCATTTGCAGGCGTGCTCGTACCTCCATCTTTTACCCACGATGGCAGATTGTGTCTGGCAATAAGGGTCTTATAAGCCCCTCCTGTTTCTTTGCCTTGTACAAAATCAAAAAGGTAAGGATTGCCTTCCGCGCTGACCGTAAAAGGTAACAGAGCCAGAGCAACAATCATTAGTTTCTTTTTCATCTCGTTTTCCTCATTCCATTAAAGAGCAAGAGAACATTACCTTATTCTTGTTACTTTGTCAGGCACCGTAATATTTACCTCACTCGCATCATGCCTGTATCATTCTGTCAGCGGCCTATCACAAATACCGCAACTTAAACTGAATTCTCTTTGTCATTCCACGGACCGGCTTATCTTTTTCATAACGCCATTTCGACATGGCTGAAATAACTGATGAATCAAAAAGATGCTGTGGCTCAGATTTCATAATCCAGATTTTTGAAATCTTCCCGTCACTCCCGACATCGTATTTCACCTCCACAAAGCCTTCTATCCTGTTCGCCATCGCATAATATGGATATGTTGGAGATGCAGAAGTCAGCAGTTTTGGTTGATTACTTTCCACATGACCACTACACCCCATAAGAAAGGTGCAGAGGAAAAATACGCAAACAAATCCTTTTCTCACGGCCAACCCTCAATTGATAATGATTATCAATACTAACAAAGTTCGTATGCCATGTTGTCTGGAATTAACGATTAATCCCTTTAACAGAATAAGTTGTTATTTGGTTCAACCAGCCTGATGCCTGCCAGTTCAGCTTTGATCATGATTTTTCTTTGTGGCAGTTGACTTCCCAGGCTCTGTTATGCGCCAGGATGTCGCGCTTCGTCTGCTTATCCAGCATATCGATGTCGTGGTCTGTCAGGTACAGTGGCCTGACCCAGTCACAAGCCGTATCAACGACCACCGGGGCGGGTCCAGTTGTCGCGCAGCTCGCGATCCACATCGTCATCAGGAAGATGATTAACAGTCTGCTGTACATCCCTGGCTCCTTTTGTTGTCTCTACCCGGCGTTCTGCAACTGCTTCAGTAGCTACCGCGCGTTCTTCTGTGCGTTGAATTCCCGCTTTGCTGGTGCCGCGCGCATGGCCGAAACCAAAAGCACCAGCGATAGCGGCAATCACCGCTGCGGCCAGGCCGATAATTATTTCAATTCCCATAGCAGCCTCACACCAGTACGGCTTTTGCCAGATTGAAACGGCGACAACGGTCATCAAGACCGTTTTTACTGCCGTTGATGATGATCGTGATACGTTCCACATCGCCGGAATACACAAGGCATCCGCTGGTGGCAAAGAACCACGCTGCGGAACGCGCTGCATTTTCGTCCTGCTCCAGCAATTCCGGCTGCGTAACCAGATCCAGTTTTAGCACCAGGCCGCATTTGCGATAGTTGCTTAACCCTGTGATTTGCTTCAGCCCGCGCCCACGATATTTCCAGCCGTCACCAGCGACCTGATTACCCAGGTTCTTTTTACCCCATTCGCCACCGTAAACCAGATTGGCTATCGCTTTCTGGTTGGCCGGTTGCGTTGCCGTTCTGCCAAGTGCAGCGGCCTGCTGTGCTGTGATGCGGTGTTTTCCGAATGTTGGCACCAGTCTGTCGGCTGCATAGTTCAGGCTTTCCACCAGCGTTGTATACCCGCCGGATTCATGCCCCATCTGCGCGATGAACATCGCCTGGTCGAGCGGAGCTGTGATGCCAAACTCTTTCATTGCCGCGTCGATGTGCGGAAACCAGCGCGCAGCTAATCCGGCGCTTATACCAGCCGCCTGCTGAAATTGTGATTGGTTCATTAGTGCCTCAGAGTATCTATGAGACGCGCCACATTGCCTCGTGACCTAAGCACGGCGGCGCAGATGATCAAATTAACGATGACTACCATCCAGTGTGATTCCTGATAGAGACCGAACAGATACCGGAATGGGACGCTGGCATATACCAGCACTGTGAAGTAGGCCACCAGCGATATCAGAGGGCGATGTCTCGCGCTGCCGCGCTGGTAAAACATCAGCGCAACCACGATCACCCCACAAATTAACGCATTAAAGAATGCAGAAGGATCATTTAACATTGCCCCCTCCTCCGCGCAGACGCGAAAGCATACCGAACAGGCTGTTCAGATCCTGACTGTTGATGAATGTCAGCACCTTAATAGTGATGGCCGATACAATCACGGCGCCGAGCGCATCAAGCGGGCGATCACTGTAGCCTGTCCATGCTGAGAGTTTTGACCCTAATAATCCGGCCCCAAGCACACCAACAATGAACGATGTCATGAAGTATGCAGCCAGACGACCACGGGTAAGATTTGCAGCCGTTGCGACGTAGAAAACCGCGCCGCCAAACGCACCAAACACAACGCCAAAATCGGTATGAGTGAAGATTCCGTAAATTACGGAACCCACCAGCCCACCTCCGAGCATCGCGCCGGAGCCAGTTACAGGATCGGACATTTAGCCCCCTCTTATTGCTGTTGCTCCTCTCAGAATTGAGGGGATAAAAAAAGGCCGCCGAATGGCAGCCTTGTTGAAAATGTTTTACTTACATCTGAATGCTTCTGGGATTGATGGATTATCACCAGAACGACAGGACGGACACCACGATTGAACGATGTGCCTACCATCGCCCATATCCCTGTACCCAAAGTCTTCAGTTTTATAAAACACATGAACACCAGCATCTGCTGAGCACTTTGGGCAAGACTTATAGTCAACACCTTTATGCACAACATCCTGTGAATCGTTCAGAGAACATTCACAGACAGCACAAATCCCCATACAGCGTCTCCTTGCGTTAGCTGAAGGACAGCAATAGCAAAGTGCAACTGAGATATCGTTGATGAAGATCGATTTTTTGGAGTTGAAGGGGATGCTTAAGCAGGTTTCGTTGATACTACTCTTAACAGATTACGATAGTTTTTGCGTACGCGTTAGCCTTTCTTAATACATTTTAAAAAGCAAATTACACAGATTTTGTAGAATTATTCCCTGTTTAAGTTGACACATTAATCACCCTGCGTGTAACCTTTACTCAATGGTAGTAAAAACTACCTCCCTTGCTTAGGAGGTCATAATGCGAATCACAGCTCTTGGAAAATTTTTGCGGAAAGTCCGCATAGACAAAAATGAATTACTGAAGGACATGGCTGAAAACCTAAAAGTCAGTGTTGCGCAGTTGTCTGCAATAGAATTAGGTAAACGCTCTGTTTCTGCTGAGTTTGTCGACAACTTCATGAATGCTTACGCTGACACTGTTCTCAGTAAAGACGATCTTCAGTGTCTGGTAGATGTTTCTCAGCCTGTACACAAAGAGGATTTTCATGATGCTTCAGACAAACAACGTGAGTTATTTGTTACTTTTGCGCGAAAGTACAAAGAACTTCCAGAAAGTGAAGCTAACAACTGGCTTGAGACATTAAAGAAAATGTAAGGTTAAGTATGAATAAGAAGCGATTGCTCTGCAACAAAGTGAATTTCATATTGCCGCAGACCATCTGGAAAGCAGCGTCAGCTGCAAGGAAGAAGGCTCGTTTACACCTGCCCCAAACTTCCGCCCCTTCGATTGATATCGTTAGGTTACTGGATAAGCTGAATGATAGCGGCGCTATCTCCATGGAAGTATGTGAACTACATGAGATGCCTCATGAGTACGCAAAAGCTCGTCCAGCAACCGGAGAGCTATTTATCCGTGAAGATACTTATATGAATGCCGCAAATGGAGTTCCGCGCGATCGCTTCACTTTGGCTCATGAATTGGGACATCTCATTTTACATGCGGATGTTGTCCCTGAGTTTGCTTTCTCACAGACTCCATCAAATCATGACTTTAGAGAAGATGCTGAATGGCAAGCCAATGAATTCGCGGCGTGGTTTTTAGTTGACCCCGAGGAAAAGGATAAAATTAAAACACCTCGCGAAATTGCAGTGAATTTTCAGGTTAGTTACGAAGTTGCAGGGATACTGTGGAGGAAGTTTCGTGAAAATCGAATTATTTAATCGGCAAAAGAGCGCCAACTCTTTTGCCGATAAGGATAAAAACTCCAAGAGTTTACTCACCACTCTTAGAGCATCATTACCCGTCTACCAATTGTTTCGCACCATGAGTGTAGACGTTTCAATGATGACTTGTAAAGGTGAGATTTACAGGACGTCATCTCATGACTATCGAGTTAAACGCCAAAGGCGAAGAAGTTGTAATCGTGTTCACCCCATTCATCACTCGTGGCGGTAAACGTATCTTCAAAAAAGATGGCGGGTACTATCGTCTTGAAATTCCGAAAGACAAGTATCGCCCTCGCTGATGTACGTAATTAAATTTAAGGGGCTTATGCCCCTTTTTTAGTTTGTTTGAGTTTTTAGAACTGACAACAGCCCTTCAACGAACCCCAAGGCTACTTGCAGATTTTTCCTAACCGTTCCATCGGAGCATTTTTGTTTTTTTGCTATCGCCCGTAGCGAGATACCGATAACGAAGTGAGCGATAACCAGCTTATACTCTTCTGGTTTATATTTTTTCAAACGGGCTACGCAGCCATCAATCATAATTCCTTCATCGTCGTCACACTGCATACGAGACCTCTTTCCATGAGGTATGAGCCCCTTAAATCCAGCCGCAACTGGCTGCCAGTCAACACCACTACTGTCAGTTGCAGCCCATGCGCCCCAACGTTCTAAAACTTCGTATATATCTCGCATTTTTTCTCCTTACCCCAGTACGCCAAGCGCGAACGCCCGGTCCAGCACATTTTTCAACATTTCAAGCTGAGAACCGTATTTACGTTCAAACTTGACCGGATCGTTATGCAGTTCTGTGTGATGTTCACGGCACAGCGGAAGGGTAAAGCTGTCATGGGCTTTTGTTCCCATTCCTCCCTGCCCGTGCCCGATAAGATGATGGGGATCGTCTGATGGCATTCCGCAGCATTCGCACGGCTGGGTCTTCACCCACTGAACATATTCAGGATTTACCCAGCGAATACGTTTTGGACGCTTCATAAGGGTTTGCGGGGATTCTGGATCAACGGTCAGCATCACAGCAGGCTTTGTCGCCGGTATTACTGGAATAACGTCACCCGGCAGCAATTCCAGGCGTTTTTCCAGAATGCTGGTGGCCGGAACCGAAGGGACGATCTCGCTTTCCTTATAGACTGACCGCAACGGTTCGTTCGGCAGTGCCAGAGCGCGGCTCGCCATCCCTTCCGGTATCGCTGCGGCGACGCCGGAATACACGGCCCACCAGCACAATTCCGCAAGTGAAAGCTCTCTGTCTTTACCACACCTTAGCGCCGCTAATACGTTATCAATCACCCACTCGATCAGGTTCTTGCGGGCCAGCGCCGAAAGTTGCTCCGTTGCCTGCTCCCGCAGCTGGTTATCACAATGCCAGCAGACACGTATTGCCCCCGGCTCGTGTCGCATATTGACCAGCTCGCTGTGGTGATACTCTGAATGCAGCCACTGGCAATGGCTTACCCGACGTCGTAACCATTCCTCCAGCGCTGTAATTCCTCCAGCAGCGCGGATCACCCGTTCATCAGTAAAAAACGGCACCAACCCGCTGTCTTCTGCCAGCGGCTGGCGAGCATCAGGGATTTTCCCGGATGGCCAGCGCGTCATATACTCTGGCGGCTTTTCTATCAGCACCCGACCATGATGAAACAAACCGAGCAACTCACTGCCTGGCTTCAGCATTATCAGCCCCATTTCACGAACGATTACGGGTTTGAGCAGTGCGCGCATTCAATAATCTCCCGGATGATTATTTGCCCCTTTTCTCCCCATATTTTTGTGACTCGCCCGTCCCACACGCGGCTGTCGTCGTCAAATATCGCGTCGAGTAACGCCTTTTCGAGATTGTCCTTATCCGGTTTCTGCTGGTGCGGTTTCCCGCTCATTTCGGCGCGGCGCTTCCTGCTCCAGCTGGCGGGCATGGGAAGTATGAATGTGACGTGATAACCTGACTCAGGCAGTGATACCTTGTTCAGCCTGACTTCATCGCAGAACGCACGATAGCGAAGCACTGGCGGGCGTTTCTGCCATTTATCCCGCTGAGTCATTCTGGGTTTACCGAGCGGCGTAATGTCGTAGACGTGCATAATCACCCCCACATCCGCGAGCGATACGATTTTTTAGTGCGCGCCGGGCTGGCGTTTTCAGTCAGTAATGCACTGACAATCCAAAAACATGGATCAGAGTCCAGGCTTCTCTCTGTTTTAATGCCCTTTGCCCGGTATCGTTCCACCAGCTCGTCGGCCTGCTCGGTGGTCAGCCCATGATGAGTGAACCAGCTCCGTTTCATGCCACCTCCCGAATGAGCGGCAACAGAAATGCGCTGGCGTTGGGTAACGTCAGTGAGGATTGTATTTTGAAGTGGTTTTGCGCCATCGCTTTCTCCGTGGCGCAGCAGGTATAGGTTGTTCAGGCCTATGACGGGAGTGTAACAGAATTCAGAGAAACGCGATAACCAGCGCGTTCCAGCATCTGGGTAAAGAGGCTCGGCGTTCCGATAATCTCATCGTCCTTTAGTGGCATGAAAGACACCATGTTGCCACGCCGGTACATCAGCGCACGCTCACATTCAGGAAATGAGTGCAGCCTGGCAACGATAACCCCATCGTGGCATCTGATGACTGCATAGCCTTTTTTTGGTAATTCTTCTAATACTTCCACCGAAAATCCCTCCCGAAAACCAGGGCAATAACCAAACGCTTATATATCAATAAAACCAGTCGTCGGCGCTTTCCCAGGTCTCCTGAAGAATCTCCTCAATGCGCTGCTTGTCCCCTTTTTCACCCCCCAGAATACTCAGGCCATCAGCCCCGGCGCGGCGAATTGTAAGTTTTACCCCTTCATAGTTCTGGCTGAGCCTGCGTAACAGTTCGGCTTCTAATGCTGGCACTGCGCCATCAGGAAGTTTCTTTGTTCGATCAATAGTTAACTCAACTTTCATAGTGGCCTCCACTGCGTATACTGTGTTTTTATACAGTATACCTATAAAACAAAATGATCAACGTTTTAAGAGCACGAATTGTTAACCCGCAAACACAAATTTCAGGCGTAAAAAAACCCGCCGGAACGGGTCGAATTAGCAATATTTTATTAAGTGGCAATTTCTTTCTGCTGACAAAGCTCAGGCAGATTCGCGCGGACGAGCGCCTCGGCGAACGGTGGCTGTTAGCATTGACGCAATTGGAATCGGTCAATCCTTATACATGCTTTCCCTCGAAAACTTCTGTAAAACAAATTTGGTATTGTTCGGTTTAATACCCTCTGTCACATCACCCAAACATGATTGCAATCGGTGCCAAAGCTCTTAGAGAGAAAAAACCTCCTTAAAAGGAGGTTTTTATTTTTAGCGAAGTGCTCTACGCCTCACCTGTTTAACCGTAACAGCCATAAGGTTGATGAAGGCGACTGCCACACTCCCTAATGTGCCTACAGCAAAGTCGCTCATTTCAACAACGCCCAGCCCAAGAAGTATAAAAAGGACCAAACATGTCAATATGGTTGAACAAAAGACACATAAAAGCAGTGATACAAAAAGTCTGAAGAAAAGACTTTTTTTCTTAATGCGCATTTAAGTCCCCTTAAATGCGCAGAAGTCATCGGAGTTGTTCAGGCTCCGATGAAATGATTATGGCGGGTTGATTATCAATGATCAACGTGGTTTTGTGAAATCAACAAAGTATGTATCAACTTTACCGCTCTCATCCTTCTCTATGAAGTATGTGACTTTCGTTGAAAGTAAGCTACTCGTTTCTTTTTCAATGTAACCATAAGCACCATTATCATCAGGCTTGCTACTTACTTCATGCATAAAACTTTGACCATCAGCAGAACCGCCCTTTATGGTTACTTTTTTTAGGGCCATATTATTACCTCCTAGTAATTAATTAGTTACTTTTTGGCGTTCTGCTCCGCCATTTCGATGTAGCGCGGGTCACTGGCGCGCGGGAGCTGAATGCTTTGCTCACGGTAGAAACGTACTCGCTCCATGAAATACTCGCGCAGGTGCTCAGGCTGCTCGCGAGCCACCTGTTCTGCGATAACCGGCATGTTCAGGCGTTCTTTTTGTCTTGCTCGTCTTTCGGTTTTGCTGCGATGTTCCAGTCTGACATGATGAATCCCCTCCATGCTTTGAGAGGTATTATACATTACGCAGCCATTTCTTTAGGCTGGCAAAGTTCGGGCAGATCCGCCCGGACGAGCGCCGCGGCGAACGGTGGCGGCACAGCATTACCGCAGCAGGAAACCCTGCGTGGTAGATTTCGTGCAGTTGAAACATTAGTAATGAAGTCTGTCACTTCATTACTGAAGAAGTAATGTAACTATCATATTTTAAATCTCTGAAAATAACTATACAATTCAATAAATTGAATTTCAGCATGACGGGAAACATGTATGATAAAATTTTTAATGTTGATTGTGGTGACATTAACCATTGCAGGTTGCTCCCCTCTTGCACCTACAGGCTGTCAGAAAAAAAATGCAATGGAATCATGCGAATATAAGAGTTCGGGTAAAGTGTCAGATAAGGATATATATGGATGGTATTCATCCAGAATAAAAAAAGCTTTGGACGCAGCACTTACAGAGCCCCATGCCTGGAATGGTAAAAGATGTAACGCTCATTTGGATTTCAAAGTCGATGGCACCCTGCAAAATTTTATCGTGAAAGGTGGTGACAAAGATTATTGCGCTGCATTGCAAAAAGCTTCTGAAAGAGCGACATTCCCGGCGTTTACCGATCGGAGAGTTTACTTTAATATGGGTTCCGCAAGATGGAACTTCGAAGGTCAGCCATGAAAACTATGGTGCGCCGGGAGATCCCCGGCGTTCTCAACCTGAGAAAAAACCATTTTCACCTCCGCTGGTCAAACAGCTTCCTCAACATCCACCAGCAGCAGATTTTTCAGATCAATAATCCGATTGGAGACGTATTGCAGAAGTTGATCCATCACTTCATCTCCCGCCATACCCGCTTATTACGTCTCGGGAAGCGTTCTAACCTCCATATCCAAATCATCCACAACATCTTATGAAATTCAGGTAGTGCCCGATAATTATCAGCACTAATCTCGAGGGCCTTAAGTCGCCACTCTGCTACCTTGACCACCCGCCACAACATCACCAGACAAAACAGAGTGCAAACAACAAGGAAACCGAAAAAAAGATAAGTAATCACCCCATTCCTCCTGATGCTGTTCCGCTTTGATATGCAGGTGCGGCTCACCGTTTTTCGGCTCCGGCCATTGGCGCGTCATGTTCACCTTCAGTTTTTCTTCCATCGCTGCTGTAATTTCACGGTCACAGATGCCGGCACGTCTCTGCGCGTCCCACAGTAGGAACTGCATGTCAGTCCATTCGCTCAAGTCTATAACATCATCGGCTGCCTCCAGAGCTTCTTTAGAAAGATGCTTCAATGGCCTGATGCACTGCCAGCGCGATACGTGCCAGCTCACGAATTTCATCACCGCAGATATCTTCGATATCATCACGGCCAGAAATGTTAGAAAGCCATTCAAGCCGTTCTCTGGTAATAGTGGCCATAGCACCTCCCTCAATTTGCCGATAACAAGCAGCAAAAACATCGCCGCAACATATGCGTACAGGCCAATAATCAGTTGTCTGACTCACTTCTTCTGCTAACCCCTGTTTTATCGGGGCGTTATTAACAAGGTTTTCTGTACTAATCCCCTCGCAAGCGGCGATGCAGGCGGAAACGCGGTACGCGCGGTATACATTCATCTCAGCAATCTGCTTCTCTGCAGTTTCCAGCTCATCCTCCTCTCCTGTCATTCAAGTAATATAGCAAAAAGAATACTCTCATTTATCGACTATTGACTCTCAATTAGTTCCTGTTTTGTTTAGGAGACTTAATCAGCCAAATCATCATCTGTGACAAACTTAAATTCGAAGAATTTCTGCACAAGAAGTCATGAATTCCAAACCTCCGCGCCAGTACTATCAGTAACGGTCCCCTTAAAAATTGCATCTGGGGCATTAGAATTATTTAACTCTGTGAATAAATCCATATTAAGCAAGACTTACGAAGTACCACTTAAACTCTCTTATTTCGTCAACGTTTTTAGGCCACCATGTTGCTCTATGGCAGTCATAGCCAAACTCAAGCCTCTAACAATATTGGCTGCATCATGAAAACCCCAGTCGATACCTTTTTTACCACTCGAATAAACATTAGCTCTCTCTGTTGATGCCTTTAACGACTCATAGAGATAAAGTCTGTTTTGTAGTTGCAGTGCTTTTTCCGAGGTACTTCTACTTGCAAAAGCCGCCCATGCAGCAGCCATAGTGCCAAGAGCAGAAACTCCAGCAGTCATCACATTCCAATCAATACTCTCGATGTTAAACCACATCGTCAATCCTCTATATGAATCCCCTCGGGTTATGGAGGGGATTATAGGTCAGGCTACAATTTGTTTCGACTGACAAATCTCTGGTAGGTCAGCCTTCAGCAGTGTTTAAGCGAAGGGCACCGGCACAGCATGGTTAGTGTCGACTTATCAACAATTGCTCTTATATTATTTATTGCTGTCCATCACCTTTTTATCTTCTGAATTTCAGAATGCATTTGCTTAATATAACCTTCCAACTCAAAATCAGATGAGGTTATGTCAGTCATCATCGTTTTCGCATCATTTGATAAATTCACATTCTCAGTCTTTTTGGTCAAGTATTCCAATTCACGTTTTAAATATTTTATTTTATAACTTTTAGAGAGCATCATCATACATTCGTGAATCAAGAAAATTCGCAAACTATCTATCCATTTAGCTACATAACCAGATAGTATTACCAAAATAATTAATACTTGGTAATACACTTGTTCTGAAAGTAATGTAAGTAAACCGTCTTTGTATTTAAATGAATAGAGAAAAAATAAAACAGCACTTAACATAAGCTGAATTATTATTCTAGGTGCCTCATTTACTTTCATTCTTCCTCAACCGCCTCCATTTTCCCAAGTGAATCCTTTAAGTTTTGAAAGCAAACAAAATTCTCCAAAAGCATCCTTAAAATCAAAAGCTTAATGTTATCTTTTCGCGACCTGGAATAGGGTCTATCTTCAGAGAACACTTCCAATTTATCACTAAAGACATTTCTAAATATATACCCATCCCCAGAATCCACGCCTTTAATAAAGATAATTTTACATGGAGACTCCGTTGTAATATTCATATATTCGGCAACCTCATAACCATTCTTAATATCAGACATATAATTTTCTGGTGCCTTAAATGAATTCATTATTTCTATCTTAGCGGATGTTATAGCATCCTTATTATATGTTATTAAAACTGCTGGTACCGTTCTAAACTGAAAAGCAATCCCCTTTACGTGATCTTTGATATCTGTAACCCCAGCAATATCAGCTAAAGCATCCTTTATTTCATTAATCTCAAGCATAAACACCCCTTTATCATAATCAATATCGATAAGCTTATTATATAGATATCTAAATCTATCTGCATCACCCAATACGAAAAGAACAGGTTTCTCAAAGTCCACACCCAATGACGCTAACGCCTTGTAAGCGCCTCACATCCCAGTTAATGCAGAACTGGATTATGTAACGCCATTATCACTAAATTCATCCATGAGCTGTTCAGCTGCTTCCACCAGCATTTCCACACCCTACACTCGCACTTCTGCCAAGAAAGCGTCGGTGGCTAGGGTTTCCGGTGCGTGGTCAACTGCCTGATGCCATGAAGAATCTTCACCCGCCTGCACATAGCAACTGTTTGAGATAAAATTGCTCAGCCCCGCATTCTCCGCAGCCAACTGCTTAATCTGCGCTTCAAGTTCTTCATAGGTTGGCTTGCTCATTGTGCGGACTCCTTGTTAATCGGGTCGATACTGTCCAGCAGCAGGCGACGGCGAGTATTCTCGGCAAAGTGACGGCGCCCCGTTTCCTTGTGGTAAAACTCATTCTTGCCAACCACCCACATTCTTTCCGTTTCATGCAATTTTTTACGCTTCGGACCGTCTTTGGTGATCACAATACCTGTGTGAGTTTTCGTTATGCTCATGCCCGTGCACTCCCGAAAATTTTGTGGATCTGATAGCCCTGCCAGTTCTGGCGACAAACATCGGTTATAAGCAGCGGCTGTGGTGCGGGCTGATTTTGCTCGGGCAACCTGACTTTTGTCTGCCAGCGCTGAACAAGCCGGTACAGCGGCTTTCTTGGTTTGCCGACATTCTTCAAAACACCAATACGGATCAGGCGCCCGGTAATTGCGTGAGTATGTTTGTTACTCCATCCCATCTGGCGCCCGAGCTTCAGGACTGAGGCGATTTTGTTTGTTTCAAGGAACGCGATCACCGCCAGTTGGTCTTTACTTCTCAGGGTTACTTTTTCCATGTGGTTCACCTCCGAGCCATACGCAGGCATTCTTCGCGCCGCTGCGCGATACGGGCCACTTCGACAGAATTGCTGGCAATAGCCAACATGTCGGTATAAACCGTTGCCGCGCGGCGCCACAGCCCACGGGACTCCAGATTTCTGGCGATGCTTTCAACTGCCTGCGTTTTTACGGGATCGCTCTTTTCTTCCATGAACGGCAGCGTTACGTCAGGTATTACCGCGCCGGGCGCCACGTCATAGACGTACTGTGTACCGTTGTGGCTGCGGGTTATCGTCCCGCTGACAGTCAGCGCCCGCAGGAAACGCCCTGCCGTTCCGGCGGCAATATCCAGCGCTTCACAGACATCACGCAATACACACCCGGGAATGTGACGAACAACTACCGCCACCTGGTCTTTTTGTGAAAGTTCTTTGGTCATTGGTCAAAACTCGTTTAGTTGATTAAGCCTGCCGCTTTGCGGCGTCTGTATTCCTCCATCAGCAATTGTGCCGGTGTTGGCCCTGCCGGGTGGTGCGGCGCCGCCAGCTGGCGACGAATCGGCGGGACGGACAGGCCATTGCTGACATGTTTTGTCCACTTCGTGAGTAATTTTTCTGCCAGTTTTTTCAGCTCCCCCTCTGTCATCTGGCGTTCAACGCCAGTCCTGCGCATTTCGACGCAAATGTGGTACAGCACTGGCTGCGGCCACGGATATTTGTCACTGCCGGAATAACGGTATGATTCGTTACGCCAGCGCTTGTATTCAGCCATCACCCGGTCTGACGTGAGACTGAACGGGTTAGCCCCGCTCTCAGAAACCAGCGAAACGAACTCGGCAAGATCCGGCGGCCAGGTGTTCCCGACTGCGCAACGCTCCATGCACTGCTGGCAGACCAGTTTGATCTGGCTTTCAGTCATCGAGCCGATCTGGGCAATCCAGATAGCCGAAGGCTCCGTTCCGTTCTTCTGCGTCCAGCGATTCGAAAATATCTCCCCCATGACTTCCCATAGCCGCCACGCCGTCTCTGTCGCCAGCAAGTCGGTTTTTACGTTCCCATTCTGCTCTGGCTTCTCGTATCTGCTGTACAGCTCGTGATGGTGCAGGTCCTGTTCGTAATCCCGCATGATCGTTACCTCCAGTTTCTGGTTTCTTCTTCGCCCTCACCAGTGCCACATGTCTGGCAAATTTCTGTTCCCACTGGATCTGGGTGAACACTTTTTTCTCGGATTCCCAATACGCAGAGAACTCTGCAAGCTCTGTGTCCATGTAATCAGGTTCAGGCAGGAGAATCCCCCACTGCGCAGCGCGTTGCCGAAAATCTACAGACGGTAACCAGCTGCCGCTCATGCTGAACTTACCAATCGGCTCGAATACGCCATCCAGGTATCTGGGTGGTGTGGGTTCTTCCGGTTGGGTATGTCCACCAGCAATTTCATTCGCGCCCGCGTTAAGAGAGGGGTTTGATCCTTTTCCCTTCCCTTCCCTTCCTTTTCCGTCAGTGAGTCCTCCTTGAGAATTCATTGAGTCCTCACTGAGTCCTCCTTGATTGGTAGATGGGGGTTCCTGCTTTTTGCCACCTGATTCAGTGAGTTCCGGCGGTAAAGGGATTTTTGAGGCTGAAGGCCTGTTAATTTTTTGGTGCTTAAGGAAGCCCTTTATCTGCAGATAGCTAACATCGTTCACTGAATACTCAGTGAGTAATCCATGAGTGATCAGCTCACCAATCAGCGGCTCACAATCAATCATGTCAGCCGGGAAAATTTGCATCTTCAGACGCTTCGGGGAACGTTCAAGACATCCCATGTCGTTCGCGAAGTTGAATAACCCGATAAACAGGAGGCGGGCAGGAATTGAACATTCCACCACTTTCTCATCTGTCCAGAATTCAGGTTTAACTGTTCTGATGCGGGCCATCTAAAACCTCAGTCATTGGTAAAAACTCGTTAAAAAATTTGCGGCGCTACGGCGCTGATACTCGCCAGTAGTGGTCCCGCCGCATCAGCTGGCAGCATGTTGAATAACGCGATCGCCGCTTCGCGAATCTCTTTTTCAAGCTTGTGCAACGGCGCGCCGAGCAGTTTGGCCTGGTGCGCCTCGCTGCATTCTTTTACCGCACAGGCCACCAGCTCAGTTTCCGTTTTCCCCTGCCGTAATCCGTACGTTCTGGCAATTTCAATCGGCATGGCAGAAGCAATCGCGGACGCCAGCTGCATAACGTAAGCCGTGTATTTGCCGGAGTTATTTTCATTCTTGAGATAGCGGAACAGGTTCTGCTTGTTCACAGTGATCCCGCGACCGCCCTGCTTGATCCAGTGCTCAGCCACCAGTTGCGCAATCTTTTCCTGTGCCTGCCCGGGTAATGTCGATTCCCATTCCCTGACAGCTTCACGGATCGCGCGGTGCCGGATAGTGTCACGCCGCTGCGGTTTATATTGATTTTCAGATTTCAGCGGAATGGCTACCCGCTGGTTATGATGTGGGTAAGTTACGGAATGCATATTCACGCATCCTCCCGTGGCAAACCATCAGTCGGGTTTGGATAAAGATCAGGTCTCAGTTCATGTGGAGTCACCTGCCAGTTAACAGCTTTTGAAACGCGAACAACAAGTTCGCCTGGCACCTTGTTCTTGAACCATCCATTAACTGTTTGGGCTCGACGGTTAAGACGACGCCCCAACTCAGCCTGACTGCATATCGCTAACATTTTCTTTTGGGTAGAGATCTTCATTGACATGTCTCGTGGAGTGAACATGCAGGAAGTAAATCAAATTATTTCGATATCGTCAAATTATATCGATAGGTTGAGCTACAGATAAAATCTGTATAATCGGAGATATGTTTTTGAGCGGGCTAGGAATATGAACTTCGGAAAGCGATTACAAAAAGCCATCCAAGATCTTGGAATCTCTCAATCGGAACTTGCACGGAGATTGGGAGTAAAAGCCCAGTCAGTCAATGGCTGGTGTAACTCCAATATACTTCCAAGAGCTGACATCCTAGATCGGCTACAGTCCGCTACAGGCTTTCCGCTTTATTGGTTCTTTCTTGAAGAAGCTGAAGCCGACAATATCCCGATAGTTGCATCAGAAAAAAAACGACAGCCTCAGTCTGTTCAGGAACAAAAACTTCTTGAACAATTTGAGCTTTTGCCTACTGATGATGAAAGAGAAAAGATAATTGAGTTGATCGAGCAGCGTCTGCAAGAACTTGACGATGTAGCTACAGCCTACCTCAAAAAACGAAAAATAATCCCAAGTAACGAGTAACCCCGTACCTCCCCCCATCATAAACCGCGAAAAATCAATCCGATAAACCAATCGGTGGGTATATCGCGCTTTGTACTATCGATTTAATTTGACATATATCGATCTAATCGATAATACTATTCCCAACGCAAAGACATTCATCAAGGCAGGACGCCCACGCAGTAGCTGCCGGTGGCATACGAAGCACCGGATGAGATGACGAATATTATGCGCAGCAGGTTCCACCGTTCCGTCGGCCAGACGCAAAAGGCAAAGAAGAGGAATGACCATGATTGATTTCGCACGTAAGCCAGCACGGCAGCAGGCCGTTCTGCTTAACCGTATTGAAGTAATAATCCGCCTTATCTGTTACACCCTGGCTCAGAAAGGCGACCCGTCTGTAGACCAGCAGACCGCATCACGCCCGTAAACGAGTTTTGACCAATGGCTGTTTCCAGCCTGATGCTCAGTGCACGGGGCATCGTGATGGTAATACCGCCATCGTAACCAACAGGAGACGAAGACCTGTTCGGTTAATTTGAGAAAATCTTCTTTGCCCGTCCCGTGGCGGGCTCTTTTTCGGAGGTTTTTATGTCAGCGAACGAACTGGCATTGAGATTCAGCACAGCACCTGCAGAGCAACTGATTGGTGTTTTGCCTGTCCGCGAAGTCAAAGAAGCCCTGCGTGATGAAGTGGAAGATGACGTTCTGGGCGAAGTCTGGACAGAACATAACTTTGAAATGGAAGCGGTTGAGGTTGTCGCCGATGCCTTTGGAACTGCGATAAAGCTGGCCCTGACATTACCGCATGATGAGGCAATTAAAGTTCTCACCGATGCTATTAACACTCACCAGGGCTATGGCCAAGAACCGGAGAAGAGCTAAATCATGGAATTTGGAATGAAGCGTGTTGTGGCATCTGTTCAGGCCGTGGCGATCCTTAAAAGGATTTACAACGGCAAACCAGTAACCATCGCATCTATCAGTAAAGAATCCAGGCTGTCTGTCTCATACCTGGAGCAGATTTTTTCAAGGCTGCGCGGCAGCGACATTGTTACCAGCCAGCGTGGCCCCGGCGGTGGATACCATCTGAAAAAGATGAATCCCAGCGTTGCTGATGTCGTTCGCGCCGTGACGCGCACGCCGGATTCGTTCGAACCCGTGCTGAATGCCCTGGAGTGGGTTCCCGTCGCGCAGCTGTCGCAGGGAAAATCCCCGGCCCCATAAAGCACAAAACCCGCGCAAGGCGGGTTAAGTACCCGGTTAGCCGACCAAAGCTTCCCGGAACGAGTTTTGACCAATGACCACTACCACAGGCGGCAATCATCAGCTGCCGGGTATCTTACAACCTTAAGGAGCCCGAACGCAATGAACACATATGCGTATCTCATTAAAGCAAAAGCCAAAGCGGCAGACGCTAAAAACCTCTTTTGCTGGTTCTCTGCAAAATCCGACTCGCGCGCTGAACGCGAAATCCTCAATATTCTGGAAGACTCCGGGATTGAAGTCGGTCGTGGTGCTGACCATCAGTTGCCGATTCGTACTAACTGGTTTGTTGTTGACGATCTGCCGGAAGAAGGAAAGCTGGATGACACCTGGTGCGACCGTTACGAACTCGGCGAGGATGGGGCTAGCTGGAAAAAAATTGTATCCGACAATACGGGCGACGCAGACGAAACCACAGCATCGGCCGACCCGCAAGATGATAAGCCCAATACAGAACCATCGCAGGGCGAAGAATCCAGCGAACAGGTAAACGATGCAGCATCCGAAGAAGAAGTCGGGAGCATCCAGCAAGACCAGGGTGCAAACGAAGAAAGCGACAATCGCACTGAAACCCCGGAATTAACCGTTGTTGCGACAATGCCCTTCCGTCACCGCGTTCTCGCTCAATTTATTGGCGATGGTGAGTATCTCTATCACGTCGATGCCGGGCAGAAAAAAGACATTTTGCGCCTTGAGATGGACACTGATAATTCGTATGTCCAGAACCTTCTGCTGGCGGCTGAAAACGTTGAACCATTAAAAAAAGCGCTTGAATCCGACATTCATAAAGTAGTGAATGCCGTTAAAAAGGTATTTCCTCTTGATGGCAAAACGCCAGAGTTGGCAACCGTTATCCAGTTTTTTAATGCCTGGTTTAATACGGAACATATTGATCGCGGACTTCTCACGAAGGAATGGGTTAACGGTAATCGCGTCTCCTGCATCCAGAGAACATCCAGCGGAGCTAACGCTGGTGGCGGAAACAAAACTGATCGTAGCCCTGAGTACATCCATACCCTCGAAACGATGGATTACGAAATTGCGGCGGCCACGCTGCCGATGGATTTTGATATTTACAATATTCCGCTATCCATTCATCGCCGTTCTAAAGAGATCATCACTAAAAAAGAGAGTCCGTGGAAAGAGTGGTCTGCCGCACTTCGCTCTACTCCCGGTATTCTGGATTTTTCCCGCGCCGCCATTTTTGCGTTAATTCGTGACGCGGGTGCGCACATCCATCATTTTCCAGATCGCATGCGTGGTTATATCAATGCCAATCTGACGGAAAAAAACCACGAAAAACCAACAGAGGAAACTCTGGCCGCCGCGCGACAGATTAACTCAGTCGCGGTAACCCTGGATGCAGTTAAAGACGCGATTAACGGCCAGAAAGAAACGCCAGTCCCTGATGGCGTGGGCGAAGAATATGCCTTTGTTGGTAATAAACTCATCACCGAAGCCCGGTCTCGTACTGAGCAACCGAGAATCGAAAACCTCGGAAATCGTTTCTATTCCATCGACAGTCTGGTTAACACCCCACCAGCACAGCCATTATCTGTTGTTGACCAGGTTCGCCAGCTCTCTGCTGAAGAAAAACTGAATGCGGATAACAAAGAGGAGACCGCCAGCAATGTGCAGATGGAAGAAACTGGTAACGATGAAGCCAAAGCTGGTACTGAAATGTCGCAGAGCGAAGCAGCAACTCAGTCAGATGAAGGCAGTGATACAGATGGTTCGCAAACAGATTCCCTGAATAATGGACCCGTTCACCAAATTGCAGTTCAAAAACCAGACAAACTTTATTCCCACTTAATGGTGGATCTGGAAACGATGGGCAATAAACCCGATGCGCCAGTCGTTTCCGTTGGCGCCGTATTTTTTGACCCGGCAACCGGCGATACCGGCGCGGAATTCTACAAAGTTGTCAGTCTGGAATCTGCTATGGCATGGGGTGGCGTACCGGATGCTTCAACGATCGTCTGGTGGATGAAGCAGTCAGCTGAAGCGCGCTCTGCAATCGTTATGGATGATGCAATTCAGCTTGATGACGCCCTCTTCCAGCTTAATGACTTCATCGCAGAAAATGCTGCAAACGGTCCATCGTTAATGCAGGTCTGGGGCAATGGTGCCTCATTCGACAATGTCATTCTCCGCCAGTCTTATGACCGAACCGGCATCGACTGTCCCTGGATGTTCTGGAATGACCGGGACGTTCGGACAATGGTCGAGCTAGGTAAAGCCGTGGGTATTAATCCGCGCTATGACATTAAGTTTGAAGGTGACATGCACAACGCATTGTCCGATGCCCGACACCAGGTCAAATACGTATCCGCCATCTGGCAGCGACTGACTGCAAACTGATTTTTCAATATCAATCTTCGCCAGCTGCGCTGCGTATTATGCGGCTGGCTATCGAGAGCGATGGCTATGAGTGAACAAAGTCTGATACCACTGCGGGACTGGAAAGCTCGCAGGTTACACTTTCCCATAACAATGCCATGCCTGGTGAAGCACGGGAAGCTGGGATATATACAACCACGGCCAATAAAAATTGGAAATCGTTGGTGTATTGATGAACGGGCTATTTATATCGGCCCCGGTGCAACAGGAATAGAACCTGAAATTCACAGTGACGACGACGAAATTTTGCGGGAGATACTAAGCGATGTCGCCAAGGCCACGAAAAAATAATGTATCAATCTCCGGGTTATATGCCCGGTTCGATCGCCGCACCGCAAAAACCTATTATCAGTACAAAAATCCTTTAACAGGGAAGTTTCACGGTCTGGGAACAGACAGGGAAAAAGCAGAAAAAATAGCCACAACAGCAAACCAAAGAATTGCAGTGGCTGAGGCCGAGCATTATTTACGCCAGATTGATGAAACCCCTAAAGCAGTAGAACAGCGAGGAATTAGTCTTAAAGCATGGATTGAACGATATCTGAAAATACAGAGACAAAGCCTGGATGCAGGTTCCCTTTCCGAAAAACGATACAAAGAAAAAAAACGCATGGCCGAATTACTTTCCAGGCGACTGGGTTCTCGTCCGATGAAGAGTCTGGAGGTGAAAGATTTTGCCGTTCTGTTGGATGAGTTTTTGGATGCTGGCCATGCCAGTAGCGCGCTTTGTAATCGCGTTGTATGGGTGGATATTTTTCTTGAGGCTCAGCATGCCGGTGAAGTACCTCCGGGCTGGAATCCTCCTAACGCAACTAAAAAACCATCTGTTAAGGTGAGACGTGCGCGCCTGTCACTTGATGAGTGGAAAAAAATTCTGGATAAGATCCCGGCAGATCATTATGCGCATAACGCGATGCTTCTTGCACTCGTTACGGGTCAGCGCCGGGAAGATATCGCTAATATGAAATTCTCCGACATCAGGAACGGATACTTACACATTGAGCAAATCAAGACAGGTTCCCGTATAGCTTTACCTCTGAATTTACGTTGTGATGCCATCGGCATGACACTTGAGGATGTGATCCGAAAATGCCGGGATCGTTTTGTCAGTCCCTACCTGCTGCACGGGAAAAGAAAAACCGCTGCAAAACACGTTTCGCTTACATTGCTTACGAAAGAATTTGCAACGGCGCGTGATGCTGCTGGCGTCATTCCGCCTGAAGGCAAAACCCCGACGACATTTCATGAGCAACGATCATTATCAGAGCGCCTTTATCGTGCCCAGGGCATCGATACAAAAATTCTGTTGGGCCATAAAACGCAATCGACAACTGACAGATATAACGACGATCGCGGGAAGGAGTGGACCAAACTGGCTATTTGA